GGATTTGGGTGAAGTTGACGGAATTGACGCATTTAAGAAGCGTTCTGAGGTCACAATGAAGGTACAAAGCATCGAAGAGGTCGAAAAAGAGCTATTTGATACGCTTTCTAGCCTAAAACACAAAGCAATTGTTGTAGAAGCTAGGGAGATACCCTCTAAAAAATGACTACCCAGCGTAAATTAACCGCCCAAGACATTGCAGAGCTTGAAAAAGCTATCCCTACGATGCCTGAGAGCAAGAAAAGGAAGACTTTACAGCTTATCAAGACCTATAAAACCCAAGTAGTACAAGAAGATGGCAAAGAAAACTTCCTTGATTTTATTGACCATGTATATCCAGGCTATAAAGTAGGTGAGCACCATGCAAAATTGGCTAGAATCTTTGAAGAAATCGCTGCAGGCAAGAAGAAACGGGTTGTTGTCAATATTGCACCGCGTCATGGCAAATCCGAACTTATCTCCTATCTTGCACCCGCATGGTTTTTGGGTAAATACCCTCATAAGAAGGTCATTATGGCTTCGCATACGGCTGATCTTGCTGTTAATTTTGGTCGTCGAGTTAGGAATTTGGTCAGTTCAGACTCTTATAAAGAGATATTTCCAGCAGTAGAACTGCAAGCTGACAGTAAATCGGCGTCTAGATGGGGGACTAATTACAATGGAGAGTATTTTGCTATTGGTGTTGGCGGTGCTTTGGCTGGTCGTGGTGCAGATCTATTTATCATTGACGACCCGCACTCTGAGCAAGACGCTAAACAAAACAGAGCTGACGTTTTTCTACCAGCTTGGGAGTGGTTTCAATCTGGGCCTATTCAGCGTCTTATGCCTGGTGGGGCTATTATTGTCGTGATGACTCGCTGGTCAAAGCTTGATTTGACAGGACAAATTGTCAATCATATGGTCAAAAATGAGGATGCAGAAGACTGGGAAGTGGTGGATTTTCCTGCGATTATGCCTTCAGGTAAACCGCTTTGGCCTGACTTTTGGTCTCTTGAAGAGCTATTAGCAAAGAAGGCTTCTTTGGATGTGCGGTACTGGAATGCCCAGTATTTACAACAGCCTACCTCAGAAGAAGGGGCTTTAATTAAACGAGAATGGTGGCAGATTTGGGAAAAAGACGACCCACCAAACTGTGAATTTGTAATTATGTCTTTGGACGCAGCTCAGGAGGCAAACAATCGTGCGGATTACAATGCGCTCACAACGTGGGGGGTGTTCTTTAATGAAGAGACGAGTAACTACAACATTATCCTTCTCAATTCCATTAAAAAACGGATGGAGTTCCCAGACCTCAAAAAGCTTGTACTTGAGGAGTATAAAGAATGGGAGCCAGATTCGTTTATGGTTGAAAAGAAGTCCAATGGGGCGGCTCTCTACCAAGAATTACGGCGCATGGGCGTACCAGTCGGGGAGTTCACACCTGGCAAAGGTCAAGACAAAATCTCTCGCGTTAATGCTGTATCAGATTTGTTCTCAGCAGGCATTGTCTGGGCGCCAGAGCATCGGTGGGCGAAGGAAGTAATTGAGGAGTGTAACGATTTCCCTAGCGGAGTGAATGACGATTTGGTAGACTCAACGACATTAGCCTTATTGCGTTTTAGGCAAGGTGGATTTATTCGTCTGCCCAGTGACGAACCAGAAGATGATTTTTTATATAAATACGGCAAAAGAAAAGCTGCGTATTACTAAGGATAGATTATGCCAATTGAAAAAAGTTTATACCAAGCCCCTGTTGGACTCGACTCTATTGTTGAAGAAGAGCCTATTGAGATTGAGATTGAAGATCCAGAATCTGTAAAAATTGGTATTGGAGGTATGGAAATAGAAATTGAACCTGCCGAACCATCAGACGAAGATTTTGATGCAAACCTTGCGGAGTACATGAGCGAGGGGGATTTAACAGAAATTGCTGGTGATTTATTAGGTGATTTTGACGATGACATCTCCGCCCGTAAAGATTGGATTCAGACCTATGTAGACGGACTAGAACTTCTGGGCATGAAGATTGAAGAGCGCTCCGAACCTTGGGAGGGTGCTTGCGGTGTGTATCACCCACTATTAAGTGAAGCCCTTGTGAAGTTCCAGTCTGAGACCATTATGGAGACTTTCCCAGCCGCAGGTCCAGTTAAGACTGTCATTATCGGTAAAGAGACCCCACAGATTAAAGATGCGGCTCAGCGAGTTCAAGATGACATGAACTACCAGCTAACAGATGTGATGCAGGAATTCCGACCTGAGCATGAAAGAATGATATGGGGTTTGGGTTTAGCGGGTAATGCATTTAAGAAAGTGTATTACGACCCACACATGGAACGTCAGGTATCCATGTTTATCCCAGCAGAAGACATCGTGGTTCCATACGGCGCTTCTAATTTACAGAGTTCCCCCCGTGTGACCCACGTCATGCGTAAGACCGAGAACGAAGTAAAACGGTTGCAGTTTGCAGGTTTTTATAGGGATTTAGAACTTCAAGAGCCTAGTGGAGCTTTGGATGAAGTTGAAAAGAAAATTGCGGAGAAGATGGGCTTTAGAGCAACATCGGATGACCGCTACAAGTTATTAGAGATGCATGTAGACCTTGATTTGCCTGGTTATGAAGATGAAGAAGATGGAGAAAAAACAGGCATTGCTCTTCCTTACGTTGTAACAATTGAAAAAGGGACTCAAGAAGTTCTATCAATCCGCAGAAACTGGAGACCAGAAGATGAGACTAAACAAAAAAGACAGCACTTTGTACATTATGGCTATGTGCCTGGTTTTGGCTTTTATTGCTTCGGGCTTATTCATTTGGTTGGCGCCTTTGCTAAGTCGGGTACTAGTCTTATCCGACAACTTGTTGATGCAGGAACCTTATCGAATCTGCCAGGTGGCTTTAAGACCCGTGGATTGCGGGTCAAAGGTGACGACACTCCGATTGCCCCAGGCGAGTTCAGAGATGTAGACGTACCTAGCGGAGCAATCAAAGACAACTTGATGACCTTGCCATACAAGGAACCATCACAAGTCCTCTACTCTCTTTTAGGCACAATTGTTGAAGAAGGCAGACGCTTTGCATCGGCAGGGGATATGAAGATCAGTGATATGAGCGCACAGGCTCCTGTGGGGACGACACTGGCAATTTTGGAGAGAACCCTGAAGGTGATGAGTGCGGTTCAGTCAAGAATTCATTATTCAATGAAACAAGAGTTGCGGTTATTAAAAGAAATAATCCGTGACTACACACCTGACGAGTACAACTACACTCCAGAAGAAGGTACGCCCAGAGCTAAGAAAGCGGACTATGACATGGTGGACGTTATTCCAGTCAGTGACCCTAATGCAGCGACGATGGCGCAAAAGATTGTTCAGTACCAAGCAGTTCTTCAGTTGGCTCAAGGGGCGCCGCAGATTTATAACCTGCCGCAGTTACATCGCCAGATGTTAGATGTGTTGGGAATTTGCAACGCTCAAAAACTTATCCCGTTACAAGAAGACCAGAAACCGCGTGATCCGATTTCGGAAAACATGGGTGCAATGAACGGCAAACCTTTGAAAGCCTTTGCATATCAAGACCACGACGCGCATTTGATGGCTCACAATAACTTCTTGCAAGACCCGATGACTCAACAAGTAATTGGGCAGAACCCCATGGCGCAGCAGATTGCGGCTTCTTTGCAAGCACACATTGCGGAGCATTTTGGCTTTAAGTATCGTCAACAGATTGAGCAGCAAGTCGGTGGACCAATACCGTACCTCAACGATGACGAGGAGACTATGCCTCAAGAGTACGAGATTCAGTTGTCTAGGTTGGTGGCTCAGGCTTCTGCCCAGTTGTTACAACAAAATCAAGCTCAGATGGCTCAACAACAAGCACAGCAACAGGCTCAAGATCCAATTATCCAGATGCAGATGCAAGAACTTGAGCTTAAAGCAAAAGAACTTGACCGCAAAATGCAGAAGGATCAAGCCGACATTGCCTTAAGGCAAGAGCAGTTAAGTATTGACCGTGAGCGCATCATGGCTCAAGAAGAGCTAGAGGGTACTAAGCTCGGAGCAAAGATGGCTAAAGAAAAAGACGAGCTTGATCGCAGAGAGCAGATGGAAGGTACACGGATGGGTATTGATATGGCTCATAAGAAAGACCAGATTGACACTCAGAAAGGGCAGATAGCTGCACAGTTAATAGCTGCTCAAATAAATGCTTCTAGACAAAAAAAGGATAACAAATGACAGGGTTAGAACTAATTGCTAAACAGATAGACGATAAGGTCGAGCAGTTAAAAGAATCGGTAGTTATAGGTAATTTAGATCACGTTCAGTATCAAAAACTTTGTGGAGAGATTAGAGGTCTGCTTACTGCAAGGGGTTACGTATTAGACCTCAAAGACAAAATGGAGAATACGGATGAGTGAAACGATCGACTTAAATAAGGCGGTGGATTTGGCGCAGCTGCTTGATAAGTCAAATGAAGAAAAAGCAACACAACTACCTAAACCTTCTGGATATCGCGTTTTATGTGCTATTCCTGAGGTTGAAAAAGAACACGATGGGGGGATTTTAAAAGCAGACGAGACCCTACGATATGACGAACTTTTGACAACGGTGTTGTTTGTAGTAGATCTAGGTCCAGATTGCTATAAGGATCCAGTACGGTTCCCAACGGGAGCTTGGTGTAAAAAAGGGGATTTTGTCCTTGTTAGACCAAATGCTGGTACTCGATTAGTAATTCATGGGCGGGAGTTTCGCATCATTAATGATGATTCCGTAGAAGGTGTAGTTGACGACCCACGTGGCATTAAACGTAAATAAGGAGCTGACGATATGGAAAACTATAAGTTTCCTGATGAAGTAAACGAAGTAAAAGATGAGGGTAAATCCGTAGAAGAGGAAGTAAAATCTAAGGGTAAACCCGTAGAAGAGGAAGACAAGATTGAAATTGAGATTGAAGATGACACTCCCGTTGAAGATAGAGGGCGTAGAACTTCAAAACCTGAATTTGTAGAAAAGGTCGAAAAAGACGAGTTAGACCTTTATTCTCAAGAAGCCAGAAGCAAAATTGATGCTTTTAGGAAGTTTTATCACGACGAACGTAGGGAGAAAGAAAAAGCCTTACGAGAACAACAAGAAGCTGTTCAAGTAGCTAAAAGCCTCTACGAAGAGATAAAACAGCTTAAAGGCAGGGTCAATTCTAGCGATGAAGCAGCAATTAGTTCGTTTAAGACAAGCGCTGAGCGCGAGCTAGATATGGCTAAAAAGGAGTATAGAGAAGCCTATGACGCTGGTGATTCTGAAAAATTAGTCGAAGCACAGGATAAATTAACCACTGCTAAGATGAAAATTGAGAAGGCGTCTAACTACGCTGAAAATATAAATCAGCGAAAGGCTTTACAAGAACAAGAAAATGAAGTAAAAATACCTCAACAGACGGAAGCAACGCCTGTCCGTGACCAAAAAGCTTCGGCTTGGCAAGAGCGTAACTCTTGGTTTGGTCAAGATGACGAAATGACAAGCCTAGCCTTAGGGCTTCACGAGAAACTTGTCAAAGAAAACGGACTAGCTTACGCAACCACTGACGAGTACTACAAGCGCATAGACGAAACTATGCGTAGGCGTTTCCCTGAGAATTTCGAGGGGGAGAAAGTTGACGATGAAAAAAGTACACCTCGGTTAAAACCGAGTACGGTAGTTGCACCTGCGAGTCGAAGTACATCTTCTAAGAAAATTAAGCTAAATACGTCCCAGCTTGCGATAGCGAAGAAGTTAGGTTTGACACCAGAGCAATATGCCCGTGAACTTATAAAAATGGAGGCCTAATATGGCTAACAACAGATTGACCCGTGAAGTAGATACCCGTGTAACAAGCGAACGTCCAAAGCAGTGGGCGCCAGCAGAATTACTCCCTGAGCCTGACAAACAGGCTGGGTATTCGTATAGATGGATTC